AGGAGCTACAAACCTTGTTACTGCAATTGCAGCAAGCTACTACGACTCTATACCAGTGCTTTACCTTACTGGAAACGTTACTAGAGCAAGAATGTCTAGAGGTCGAGTCAGACAACTCGGGTTCCAAGAGACTCCAATAGTCCAGATGGTAGAGCCTATAACCAAATGGGCCTATACCGTCATGCACGCCAAAGATGTAATCAACTCCTTAAAGTTCTGTCTTACGAAGATGAATGAAGGCAGACCGGGGCCGGGACTGATTGACATACCGGACGATATCCAACGTGAAAGCATCTAGACCTATCCTGATTTTTGGTGCTGGGATTCATCTGGCCCACGCGGAAAAGGAGGCTATTGAATATGCTGAACGAAATCGCATTCCTGTGTGTGCTACTTGGGGTGGTCTTGATATTCTTCCTAGCGCCCATCCACTATCTGTGGGCTCTTTTGGGACTCATGGCACTCGTGCAGGTAATTTTGCTGTTCAGAATGCTACACACATCACAGCAATTGGAACAAGACTTGACTCAAAAGCGACAGGAACGCCAATAGAATCTTTTGCTAGGGGAGCCTATGTATTCATATTAGATATTGACGAGAGAGAGATAAGAAAATTTGACCACATCAAACGAATCATTGGGACTCCGATGGATGCTAAAAGATACTTCCAGAGGAATGTAGAGTCATATCATGAGCCCGCCTCAAAGGAATGGCTAGACCAAATAAACCTATGGAAGACCAAATATCAAAGCCAAGGAGTTCAATATGATCTTATCCGCAAGATTTCGGAAGAAACTCCAGAAGACACGATCGTCTGTACGGATACAGGCTGTGCCGTTGCCTGGGTCTCTCAGGCTTGGCAGTGGAAGAAGGGACAAAGATTTATCCATGCGTTTAACCAAACGCCTATGGGATATGGTCTTCCCGCCGCTCTCGGAGCTTGGTATGCAACAGGGAAGAACATCGTGCTTATCAGTGGCGACGGTTCATTGATTATGAGCCTAGGTGAACTGGCGACAATCAAAGGACTCCCAATCAAGATTCATCTCCTCGACAACAAAGGTCATGCGATGTGCCGCCAGACTGAGAGAGAATGGCTGGATGGGAAATACTGTGCTACAGGAATTAAAGACTTGAAGTTCCCCGATTGGTATGCGGTCAGATCAGCCTTTGGTGTGGATATGGAGATTCATGAACTACCAGAAGATGCTGATGTTGTACCCAAAGTAAAATATGGTCATGCCAATGAAGACGGTCATCCGTTAATTGATATTTCAAAGGAAATGCTGATCCCGCTATGGACCGCGAGCTAGCCCAAAAGCTTCTGTGTAATTGGCCATTCGGTGAGCTTCACTTGCCATACGTGAAGATGGGACGGATTGACTCCCTAGATTTGTTCGGCGTTACCGAGCTAATAATTATGGCCTTTTATTGGCAGAACAGATTCAGATACAAGAAGGTCTTGGACATCGGCGCGAATATAGGACTTCACTCGATCCTGATGGATAGACTTAAATGGAATGTAAAAGCCTTTGAGCCGGACTATCAGCATTATTCCTGGTTGCTCTCGAATCTCGAAAGAAACCAATGTAAAACTGTCCTCCCAACTATGGCAGCGGTTCATACCGAAAATGGGGAAATGAACTTCATTCGAGTCCTCAACAACCTTACAGGTAATCACCTTGAGGGGTTTAAAGACTCCTATGGCCCCACAGAGAAGATCATCGTCCCAACTGTTGATTGCAGAGGGCTATTCGATTGGGCTGACTTTGCAAAGATAGACTGCGAAGGGAATGAAGCTGAGTTATTGCTCACAACTACTAAGAAGCAAATGCAGCATCTAGATATCATTGCCGAGGTCAGAAATGAAGCCAATGCAATGAAAATCTATGACCATTTCAATGAAATAGGTGTCCCCATTTATTCCCAGAAGAATGAATGGGAGAAGGTCGAATCTCTACCTCAAATGCCGCACTTGAACCGTGAAGGAAGTATCTTCATAGGTCACCGGCAACCATTTGATTTCACGCTTGACACCCCCAAGGGCTAGTGCTATAAGCCAATGACCTACAACAGGAGGTATCTATGAAAGCGAAATTCTCGAAACAGGCTCCAGGTGGGAAAGGTGGTTCGGCACCGCAAAGGACTTCGACGGGTTCAGGAAGTCGCCCGAATGGTGGGAAGTTCCCCATCGAAACCTCAGCCCCTGCGAGTCAGAAACAGCACCGTGGCTAAGATCGGGAAGTTGCGAGACTTCAACCCCCAAAGCCAAAAGGTAGGTCTCACCACCCCTGCTGGGGGTTCGCAATCAACCCCTCAGATTGCGCTAATGAAGCAGGGTTCCGGGGTACTGGGTAGTTCTAAACCAAAGTCTCCCCAAAAGCTGAGAGGATGATATGCCCCTAGTCAAGTCCACCAGTCCTAAGGCTTTCAAGACCAATATTCGACGTGAGATAGGTGCTGGAAAGCCTCAGAAGCAAGCTGTAGCAATCGCCTATTCTGTCAAGCGAGAAGCCCGCAGGAAGTCTAGCCAGAAATCCTCTGTCAAATAGTGGACACTCACTAACGATTGTGTCGAAGAAACAACAAATTGATACCAAAGAGAAGCAATTCTATGGTGCATTGCGGCGAGCAATCATTGGGGACTCTGGAGAAAGACTCAGACGAGCGGCCGAAGCACTCCTAGACCATGCAGCAGCAGGTGAGTATTGGGCGATCAACATGCTTGCTGACAGACTAGATGGTAAACCGACCCAACAACTACAAGCTCTAGACGAAGAAGGAAGGAGTGTAGCGGTTGCCCTCATCACCTATTCAGATACCCTACCTGTACCAGCCAAGGACCTACCAGTTACCGTTATTGAAGGCCCTGGACTCCGGCATTAAGAGGGCTGTGTGTGTTTGGCACAGACGTAGTGGTAAAGACAAGACTTTCATCCAGGTAGTCGCCAAGAAAGCCTTTGAACGTAAAGGCACGTACTTCTATCTCTTTCCTACCTACTCTCAAGCAAAGAAGGTCATCTGGGATGGGATGGACGCTACAGGCTTTCCATTCATGGGGCATTTCCCCTCTGATTTGATCGAGTCAAAGAACGAGTCAGAATTAAGGGTTGAGCTTGTAGGCGGGTCTGCTGTTCAGCTTATAGGGACTGACAATATTAACGCCATCATGGGTACTAACCCATTGGGTTGCGTATTCTCAGAGTTCGCCCTCCAAGACCCTAAGGCTTGGGACTATATGCGACCTATCCTTAGAGAGAATGGGGGATGGGCGATCTTCAACATGACCCCCAGGGGTAAAAACCATGGTTATCAGCTATTCCAGATGGCCCAAGGTAATCCTGATTGGTTCTGCCAAAGACTGACTATTGAAGATACTGGTGTTTTAACCGAAGAAGACATGCACCGTGAGCGTCAGGAGGGTATGTCTGAGGAGATGATCCAGCAAGAGTATTACGTCAGTTTTGCAGGGGTCATGCAAGGCTCAGTCTATGGTCAGCAGCTTGAACTGGCTGAAAGAGAAGGCAGAGTCTGTGGTGTGCCATGGGAGCCTAACTTACCAGTAGATACTTGGTGGGATATCGGGACCTCAGATGCTACGGCTATCTGGTTCACCCAAGATGTAGGTAGAGAGATTCATATAATCGACTACCTCGAAGACTCAGGGACTGGTAAAGGGATAGATCATTACGTTCGTGTATTGCAAAGCAAGCCCTATGTCTGGGGTGTGCATCATGGACCCCACGATATAGAAGCTCACCAGTTCGCGGCCAATGGTAAGTCCACCCGGGAACAAGCTGCAGGTCTAGGCTTTCACTTCCACCGAGACACGCTAAAGTCTGATGGGAATGCCTCTATCAGGGCCGCCCGTAGCTTTATGAACAAGTGCTGGTTTGACCGAGTGAAGACTGAAAGAGGTCGTAGCTGCCTCCAGTCCTACCACTATCCTTGGGATGAGAAGCGGAGTTGTTATGGTGACGACCCCTACCATGATTGGTCATCTCACGGGTCTAAGGCCTTTGAATACCTGGGGATAGGGCATAAAGGCTCGCCTGTGAAGGTCAAAGCTCCAAAGGTCGAGATCATGACCTACGAACCCGAGAGTCAGGCTGTAAGTTGGTTGGGCACATGAACGTCGTCATTAGATTCCAGGAGTTCGAGTATTACAACATCAATGAGGATGAGGACTGGGTACGTTTTACGGCCACGATGAATAAGGGCTCTTACTATGCCGAGACTCCAAGGGTCTCCGCTCGTGTATTTCGTGAGAACAGGGACAAGTTCAAAGCCAAGGTGATTGACTACCTAGCCTCTCAAGTTGACCCCTGCGAGATTACTCTTGAAGAAACGGTCCACTAATGGCTGAGTCGGCTAAAACAGACCGTGCTCCAGATGTCTTAAAGCCTAAGAACGAGACTGAGTTCCTAGTTCAGGCGGTCAAGAGGTTTAATAGAGCCTCTAGTGCCGAAGCTTTCAATCGTAAAGAAGCTGTAGATGATCTGAAGTTCAAGAAGGGTGATCAGTGGCCTGCTGATATCAAGTCTGCTAGGACTATTGATAAAAGGCCCTGCCTGACTATTAACAAGGTAAAGACGTTCGTCCACCAGATTACTAATGATCAGAGACAGAATAGACCCGCTATCAATGTCTCCCCGGTGGGGGATAAGTCAGACCCTAATACAGCGAAGATGCTGAAGGGCTTAATCAAGCAGATAGAGAGGGAATCCAATGCAGACGTGGCATATGACACTGGATTTGACAATGCGGTTAGCAATGGCTGGGGCTTCTGGCGTGTCTTTACGGAATATGAGGATACGGAGACATTTAACCAAGTAATTAAGATTGGAAGAATTCGTAATCCTTTCCGTGTTTATCTCGACCCTGACCATCAGGAGCCCGACGCAAGTGATATTCAATGGGGGTTTATCTCCGATTTGATTCCCAGAGAAGAATTTAAACGCGATCACCCAAACGCGAAGATTTTGAACTGGGAGGAAGCTGGGTTAGGGGATGAATTCAGAGAGTGGGTAACTCTTACTCATGTGCGTGTCGCTGAATACTTCTACTTTGAGTATGAGGAAAGGAAACTCGTCCAGCTTCAGAACGGGCATGTGGGATATCAAGACGAACTGACGCCAGAACTCGCTCAGTTAATCAAAGACGACCCATCCAAGATCACTAAAGAACGCATGTGTCAGGTTCCATCAATCTGCTGGGACACCATTACCGCCGCCGAAGTCATTGAACACCATGACTGGGCGGGCAAGTGGATTCCGATTGTTAAGGTCATTGGTGATGAAGTAGACGTTGAAGGCAAGAACCATCTGGCAGGGATTGTAAGAGACGCCAAAGACCCGCAGAGGATGTATAACTTCTGGTGTACGGCTGAGACTGAATTACTCGCTCTAGCTCCTAAAGCTCCTTGGATCATGGAAGAAGGTCAGATCGAGGGGCAGGAAAAGAGATGGCAGGAGGCTAATGTCAAGTCCATGCCCTACCTACTCTACAAGAATGTGAACGTAGGTGGGAAACCAGCTCCTCCTCCTCAGAGACAGCAATTCGCCGGTCCTCCGGCTGGGATTGTGAATGCAAAGATCGCCGCTGCTCAAGATATGCAAGCAGTTACGGGGATTAGATTCGACGCCACTCTACAGGAGAGGACTTATGATGAAAGTGGTAAAGCCCTTCGAGAGCTTAAGCGAGTGGGTGATCTTGGCAATTTTCATTATGTTGATAACCTTTCTCGGAGTCTTCGGCATACAGGGCGGATTCTGATCGACCTAATACCGAAGATTTACGATACAGAAAGGGCTTTAACCATTCTCCGCGAGGATGGGTCCGAAGAACAAGTAAGAATCAATCCCACAATGGCTGTTCCCTATCAGAAGACTGATGAAAATGGGAAACAGGTCTCCATGTTCAACCCAAAGGTAGGTGAATATGAGGTTGCAGTTACTATCGGTCCCAGTTTTGCTACAAAGAGAGCGGAAGCTGCGGATTCAATGGTCAATTTCCTCAAGGTCTTGCCGAATACCGCACCGATGGTCGCTGATCTCATTGCGAAAAACATGGACTGGCCTGGAGCAGAGGAGATCGCAGAACGATTGGCCTCACAACTACCCCCTAATCTACTGCAAAAGGATACGAGTGACTTCCCGCCACAGGCTAAGGCTCTTATCCAATCGCTCAACGCGCAACTACAAAAGCTGGGGCAGGAGCATCAACAGGCTCTTGCTATGCTCGGTGATAAAGAAGGAGACAGGAAACTAGAACAGGACAAGATCAATAAAGACTTCGAGGCCAAACTCACTAAAGTCGTTGCTGATTACGAAGCCAAGATGATGGGGAATATGCAAGGGTCTATGAACCAGATAACTAAGATGGTTCAGGACATGCAAAATGAATTCGCCAGACAAAACATCATTGCGGAAGCAGGAGCGAAGATCAATGAAGCCAACCAGAAGGCAGAGAAGGCTCAGGAAGATGCCAAACAAGCTCCTGCGAGGCAGTCTGATATCTCTCAATTAGCCAAGATGGCCGAGTCTATGGCTGAAACTCATAAACAGACTGGCGAAGTATTGAAGACGATTGAAAAGACATTATCGGCTCCTGCGAAGAAGAAAGGCAAGATCAAAGGTCCAAGCGGTAAGGTCTACGAGTTTGAAAGCGGGTAATGGCTGTTGCCTTTGATGCCAAAATGGCCGGAGGGAACGGGGCTGGAGGGACATTCCAACAGTCCTCAGCAGCAACCTCTATTTCCTCTGCGGGTATGACAATAGGAGGGTCGGGGTCGTGTTTGATCGCCTTCTTACATATTCAAGCGGCGGCGACAAATATCTCTATGACATGGAATGGAGTTTCCATGTCAGCCCATGGGGCGACTACTGATGTTAATACGCATACTGAGACTGTGGCGATGTTCGCTCTTCCGAACCCAGCTACTGGGAATAAGACCCTTGCTGGGTCGTGGACGACTGCAGGGGATGCTTATATGTCCTGCGTATCTTTTAGCGGGACCGATACGGTAACGGGTGTTAAAACAGCCAATGACATTACCACTACCAGGACTCAAACACTTGCCGTAGTCACCGATGCTACTGGGGCAACGGTAGTCGCTTTCACCGGAGACTCGGCAACTCCGACAGTGGATCAGACCCAAATATGGTCTGGGGCTCCTTTAGGGCCAAGCGGAGGAGCGTCTTATGCAATAGGGGGAACTGGGACTAATACGCATACCTTCACCGGAGGTGGGGATGTTACCGAAGCTTTGGTCGGAGTGCATGTCATCGTCCCCCAAGGGGCTATTCCAAGTTCAGGGGCTTACCAACAAGAACAAAGCACCACAGACAGATACCTGCTTGAAGATGGGTCTGGGGTCTATCTGATTGAGCCTTGGGGATCGGTGAGTAGCGGAATCTTCCCTCCCTGGTGGTATGGCGATCTCTCAGGTATTGGTTCTCCAGGTCGTTTCTTCAAAGACCGGCTTAACTGATGGCTGATACCAAGTATTCAGCCTTAACCCTCCAAGCTCCCTCACCTGGGGATATATTAGGGGTTGCTCACGCTGGAACTTCATTTGCAATGACAGTCTCCAGTGCTGCTCTTGTGGGGGTTACGACTAATACTGCTGATCAAGGCATTCTGTTCAACAACGCAGGAGTCGTTTCTACAGACAGTAAGTTCGTCTATCAATACTCTACCCAGTCTTTTGCCCTAGTTGGTTCATCTAGCAACATGTTATTGGCTGGAGTCTCTGTGACTCCGGCTTCTACTGCTGCCAGCACGATGGCGTTTTATTCGATGCAGATTAGTGGAAAGATGATTCCTCAATTCATCGGGCCTGACGGACTAGAAGCGAATATCCAAGCCTCTCTCTTTGACCAAGGGATTACTTGGTGGACTCCAACGACTTCAGCGACCGGGAATTGGATCAATACGGCTAGTTACAACGTAGGGACGTATTCAACTGCTCTACCGACCCCAAATACGCTCTATACCAATCTCAGACGCGGGGTGTATTCAAACTCCTCCGCGAGTACCAATCTCCAAGCCGGTCAAGCTGGTAATGATTTGATGTTCACACGAGCTTCGACCGCTGGAATGGGTGGGTTTTTCTTCTTCGCCAGAGTCGGGGTGAATCTCTATGCTACCAGTACAAGATATCTGGTAGGGCTGACAAATCGGCCTACAGTAGATATCTGCACCTCAGACACGAATACCTACCTAAATACTCTAGGTTTCGCTATCCAGTCTGGGACGACTTCATGGGTCTTCTACCATTCAAGTACGGGTACGGGTACTTCGGAAACCATAGCAGGCCAGTCGAGTCTTTTGACCGCTACCACAAATGGTCTAGGTTATGACATGTATATCTACTGTCCTCCTAACTTCGGGAGGATTTACTACAGACTGGACGAGATTACCGCTGCGGTGACGCTAGTCAATAGTTCAGTAGCCAACCATTTACCCAACAGCACGGCTTACATGAGGCCTGTTGCGATGTGTGGAAATTTGAATGCTTCAAACAACGCCGCCCAGATCGGGGTGGTGAAAATGTATATAGAGAGTGACATTTGAAGCTCCAAAGGGCCATAGGCCAGACCTCCCAAATCCTGCTGTTGTATGTGCAGGACTCCTCAGTATCGACTGGGGCGGGGCTGGCTAATGTCCAAGGGTCTACAGTCTCTTATACATGGTTTCACAATAACCAAGTCAGTGTAAGTTCTGGAACGGCTTCTACAGCAGGGACGACGGGGACTTACTCTACTAGCGCGTGGACGATGATCTCAAGTTCGCTAGCGTTGGGGTGGTATCAATTCGGTGTTCCTGATGGGGTGTTTTCTACCGGAGACTCGGTGGGGATTCATTTCTATGTCTCCAGTGGCCCGAATACGATCATGGCCCCTCTGCCAGTAGAGATTGAGCTAGTTAGAGACAATCCTCAACAGTTCTCCAGTTCCAAGACGTTCCTAGCTTATACCTCGACCTCTCCGGCGAATATCACTCAAGCTGTAGGACAGCCAATAGTCACTTCTGGTGCTGGGATTCTAAATGTCTCTACTCAGGCCATTGATAAGGGTGGATATGGTGTAACTACTGTTTCGGCTGCTGTTACTACCAACGCCAATCTGCTCCAGATTTACGGCACAGCGGCGGTTACTTCTGCTGGTGGGCAACTCCAAGTTTCTACCCAAAGTCTCGCGGGGATTGTGGTCTCAACTCAGAGTTTAGTCGGAATTACCACGGCAGCGAATGTAATCCAGGTCTATGGGTCGGCTGTCGTTACCAGTGCTTCAGGTCAATTTAGAGTCTCTACACAAGCTATCGACAAGGGAGGCTATGGAGTAACGACAAACGCGGATAAGGGTGGTTATGGAGTTACCACGAATGCAGACAAGTCAGGATATGACGTAACGACTTTCTACTCGACTGCTGCGGTGACTTCGGGGGCGGGGATTTTGAATGTAAGCACCCAGACTCTGGCCGCTGGTGCAGGAGACATCATTACGATCTATGGTCAGCCGATTGTGACCTCCGGTGCTGGAATTCTCCGGGTTTCTACTCAGCCGATAGACAAAGGTGGTTACGGGGTCACTACGAATGCCGATAAAGGTGGGTATGGAGTCACTACAAACGCGGATAAAACTGGGTACACCCTAACCGCAGCGGATAAAGCAGGAATTATGACGGTCATCAATACGACCGTGGTTGCTGAAAACTACCGTGTAGTCAGCACCGAAGCCACCCTACCGCAATTGATGTATGAAGTCCTCGGAAATCTCACGAGTATGACCAATTCGGGGACGGTGAAACTTCTAGGTAGTGTCACCTCTGGTTCTTTGGTGGCGACCTACCTTTATGACTCCACAACCCCATCAGCTATTACCAGGATCGCATGAGTGCCCCTAACGTCATTCTGATGGGGTACACGGTGAGTCCAGACCTAATTGTGACTCTAGGGTACAACCTTGCAGGCGCTTTTGTTCCTCCTCCTACCCCGCCGGATGATACGATCCCTCTTAGAGGGGGTGCTTTAACCCCTGCCGAGCGCCGTAGATGGTTTGGTGACTTTGAAAGCCCCATTTCTCGGGCTGCACGCAGAAAGACCAAGGAATATCTCCAGCGGGTCGAGTTTGGAATCCTGCCTCCAGAGGTGAAGGAGGAAATCCTCGAAAAGCTCGAAGCCAAGATCGAGCCGACAGCCGAGAAAGTCATCGAAAGCCGCTCTGTCAGGAATCTGACACCGATTAGCTCAGATCGGATCATAAATGCGGTTGTAAGGGAGATGAAGTCAGAAATCAGACAGGTGTTGGAAAATCGGCGTATTATGCTCGAAGACCAGTCTGAGGAAGAAGACATTGTCGTAATCGCGTCATACCTACTTCAATGATTATCACTCCTAACCGGTTCTATATGTCCTCGGTCCAGAACGCTAATGCCCAGACTAATGGAACGACGAATTTCACAGACATCACCGGATTGGCAATTCCAATGTCTGCTGCAGATCAGTTGACATTCAGATTCATGGTGATATTCCAGCAATCGAACGCTTTGGATTCGATCAAGATTCAATTCACAGCCCCAGCAGCCCCGGTGGTTTTTGCTTATGACCATCACATTTTCAACGCCAGTAGCATCAATGCTCCGTTATTGGGAACGACCGTTCCTTCACCAGATACACCATATATCTCATGGACTCAGGGCTATATCGAAAATGGGACTACTGAGGGTGATTTACAAATGCAATTCGCAGCCGTTTCCGGGTTGGGAACGGTGACTGTGCTTAAAAACTGTAACGCCGTTTCTTGGCGAGTTTTTCCTTGAGGAGGCTATATGCCCGAAGTGGTAGTTGAGAAGCAAGACGTACTAGATTTGAACTCTCCGGCTTTGTCTGCTACGACCGATATTCCTGTTGTAGAGACAAAACCAGATGCCTCTCCTCCAAAAGAAGAGGTAAAACCGGAAACTCCACCGGAAATAAAGGAGCCTGCTGCTGAAGCGAAACCCGAGGAATCAGCAACCCCGGAACAACCGGATGATGCCGCCGCCGAACCTGAGCCTAAGAAGGCGAAAGGGGTTCAGAAAAGGATTGATGAGCTAACTAGGCAACGAGAAGACGAAAGACGTAGGGCTGAAGCTGCAGAAGCACGTCTGGATAGGGCCTTGGCTGCGCTTGAAAAAGGCACCGGAATTTCGGCCAAGAACACTAAACAGACGCTAGACGAAAGTGATCCCGAACCTCAGAAACCGACTAAAGACCCTGAAAACCCGGAAGGCTACGATGGTGCGCTGGAACAGTATGTTTCGGATCGCGCTAGTTGGATCGCCAGAAGGGAAGTCAAGGCCTCTCTAGCCGAGGAGGAGAAGAAGCGCCAGGACTCCGCTCTCGCAGATCAAACGCGAAAGACTCAGGAGGCTTACAGGTCAAGAGTGGAAAAGGCTAAGGAGAAACACCCGGACTATTCAGAAGTCGCGGAATCTCCTGATGTTCAAGTCTCCATTGTCATGGCCAGCGCTATTGCTCATGCCGAAGAAGGGCCGGAGATCGCATATTTTCTAGGCAAGAATCCAGCAGAAGCCGAACGTATTTCTAAGCTTGTTCCCCAGTTACAGCTCGTGGAGCTAGGGAAAATCTCTGCGAAATTGAGCACTCCAGCGGAGAAACCCAAGCCTATATCCGCCGCACCCGCGCCGGGGAAACCTACAAAACCCAGTTCCGAGGCTTCGCTTTCACCGGAAGAAGAATCCATGGAAGCTTATGCTTCAAGACGGAAGAAAGAATTGGCAGAGAGGAATCGTCCGGGGGTGAGGCACTAACCCTTAAGGAAAAACCATGTCCTCACAGGTACTACTTACTCCAACGATCATCACTAAAGAAAGTCTGGTGATCCTGGAGAATAACCTCGTGGCGGCGAACAGGGTCAACCGGAAGTTCGAGAACCAGTTTGTAAAGATCGGGAATTCTCTTACCATCCGGAAACCCAATCGCTTCACGATTGTATCGGGCCCGGGACTGCAGATTCAGGACATTGCTGAGCCTTCAGTCACGATCACTATCAACCAACAGCAACATGCAGACTTTCAGTTCACTTCTCAAGACTTGACACTGACAGTCGAGGAGTTCTCCGAAAGGTATCTTAAGCCCGCAATGGCCAGCCTTGCCAACAAGGTCGATCTAGACGTATTGGCTAATGCAACTTCGGGTATTTCCAATTTCGTGGGTACTCCGACAGTGACTCCTGCCGCATTTTCGACCTCTGTTCAGCTTACGGGTCGCAGACAGGATGAACTAGCCGCACCTCAGGACAATCGGACTCTATGTCTGAATCCGGCTGCCTACTGGGCGATTGCAAATGGTCTGACTCCAAGCTTTGTGATGCCGACTGCCAAAGAAGCCCTGGTAAAGGGTTATCTGGCGACCATCGGTAATTACGAAGTCTATATGGACCAGAACATCCCAGGCGGTGCGACGGGGATCAACCATAACTCCAGTATCACTATGGCGATCTCCTCGGTTACAGGCACTCAAGGAAATGGCGCAAGCACGGTTATGGCAGGCGGAACCCCGGCTGAGAATATGGGTCTGGGCGAAGTCTTTACTGTGGCCGGTGTCTTTAACGTCAATCCTCAGAGCCGTCTGACGACCGGAGTTCTCAAGAACTTCACCGTAACAGGTACGAGTGCTCCAGCGGGTAGCTCTTGGACTGTAACCTTCTCTCCTGCCATTGTGACCACTGGACCATATCAAAATGCAGTTGGGTCCATGTCTTCAGCGGCGGCGGTGACTTGGCTTACAGGGACTACAGCGGCGCAAATCTCCTCACCGAATAACATCGCCTTCAATCGGGATGCGTTTGGTTTGGTGATGGTGCCAATGGAAATCCCCCAAGGAGTCGATTTTGCCGCACGGGAGACTTACAGAAACATCAGTATGCGGGTAATAAGAGCGTATGATATCAACAATGACGTGTTTCCAACACGGATAGATATCCTATATGGGACAACCACTTACTATGATGAATTGGGTGTGCGGCTAGGAGGCTAATTCGTATTTCCATGATACAATCCTATCTTCTTTTTGGAGATGGGATATGGAGACAAAAACTTGTATCAAATGCTTAGGAGATTTCACCTTTGACCAGTTTTATGAAAGAACCGGGACGAAGGATGGCCTTACAAGTGAATGCAGAGAATGCAAAAAAGCGCGTTCAAAACTTCACTATAAGGACAACATCTTTCGGCACAAGGTTTTGGTCAAACGCCGCTATGAGGTATTTGGTCGATTTGCTAGATATGGTCTTTCTGTCTCTGATTATGATTCGATGCTTGATAGCCAAGGCGGTAAATGCGCCTTGTGTCGAATCTCAAAACCAGGCGGAAAAGGCAAGTGGCATATCGATCATAAAGGCGGGACGGTTCGCGGGACATTTAATCAGTGTCAAGCTGAATCAGTTCGTGGACTTCTTTGTCATCGATGCAATGTCTCCCTTGGACATTACGAACAACTTCTCAAACGCATAGGCCATGAAACCATAATGAGATATCTACAGGAGCATTAACATGCCACTCTCATCCAGTAATGCAGTAAAACAGTTGTCGGATGGCAATTCTCAAGGGACCGTAATGGGTCAGAGCGCCACTGACAAGATTTCCTTTTACAACGTAAGCACTGTGGCAAGACAGGGAACAGGGGGAGCTACGTCTTTTGCTTCTCTCTCTCTGAGTTCTGGCGCACTGACAAGCTCGCTTGCCCTTGCGCTTCACTCTCTGGGTCTTATCAATTGCTCGACAGTAGCAGCGTAAACGACAACCCGGCTATCCCAAAAGGATATGCCGGGATTGTTTATGATAATTGGGGCTATTCCAATTATCAATATGAGGGGGAGTTCTATCGAGTCCCTTCAAAGAATTCGCTCCCCTTCATCGTTTTGGATGGGGGGTACTACAATTTTCACGTCGTTCCGATTAAGAAGCTCAAGTCTCATCCGAAATGCGTGAGGGTAAAGAAGGTTGATAGGTCATACGGAAAAGAGGAATACTTTGAACGTAAAAGCCTTGGGTGACATCGTAATCATCAAGCGGACTCCTCAAAAGGAAGTTTCCGATGGCGGGATTTTCCTAGTGAGGTCTGACGATATGCTCGAAGATATCGGTCAGGTAGAAGACGCCGGACCTGGGAAACTGAGTTCTAAAGGCGTCTTCATCCCGAATGATATTAAGAAAGGGGATATGGTCCTCTTTTCTACAAATGGGCATCAAGTCACTAAACTGAACGGGACGGAATTCATCGTCACCAGACAGAACTCAATCATGGCGGTCTTGAATGAGCCTGCTAGTACCAATAGTTGACTACTTGAAGACCATCAAGATCGAGGGGGAAGTCCTCTATATTGGTCATCAGACAGAATTCAAGCCTCTAGACATCCCTCATAGGGTCTTGGATCAATCAGATTATGAAGGTGCGGACATCGTTTGGGATTTGGGTTATCCAGTCCCAGAGCATCTACATAACAGGTTCGACTTCATCTTCAATGGCGGGTGTCTGGACAATATGTTTAACCCTGCACAAGCGATGATGAACTTCACCAAGATGCTCAAAGTAGGAGGTAGATTGGTCTGCATGGAGTCTGCTTCCTCATTCAACAGCCCCTACCTCATGTATTCACCAGGATGGTTCTGTGACTACTTCGAGGTCAATGAGTTTGACTCGTGGAAGGCTTATATCTGTGCCTATAAAGGTTGGGAAGAATTGAGATATGGCCCTTGGAGATGGTTTGAATACGACCAAAAGAAAGACAGGAATGGCCCCTCACCTCAGGCTAGAAAGACCAATCTTCTAGTGGTGACTCTCGCCCAAAAGGGACAGGAGACTTCTTCCGATAGGCAGCCTATCCAGTACCAATACAGGCAAGAGGCTAGCGAGATGCCAGCCATTCCGGGTATCTTGCCTCTGATAACCGATTCTCTAGGTCTCACACTTTACAAGAGCAAGCCTTACTTGAATGAAATGGCAAACTTTCCACACTGAGGCTCTAAGCAGGATGAAACTCTTTGGTATCAACTTTGGTTTGATGTTTGGTCACACCCCAGAAGGTAAGAGAATAGTTACTTTTGTAGTCCAACTAGGAGGTTAAATGAGGGTTAGTGTTTGTACGTCGGTCCTTAATCAATCTGAGTACCTGAAGAAGATGATCGAGTCTGTCAGGGCGCAGACCTTCGAGGACTGGGAGCTTATCGTGGTGGACGATGGGTCAACAGAAGACATCGAAGGTGAAGTCAAAGCCTTCAATGACCCGCGAATCAGATATCACAAGTTCCCTACAAACAGGGGTATTCCTCATGGAATGAATTGGGCTCTCACTCATGCGCTAGGTGATTATGTTCAGCCTCTTTCTGCCGACGAATGGATAGAAAAGGACAAGTTCAAGATTCAAGTCGAGTTCCTGGACTCCCATCCTGAAATAGGGTGTGTCTGGGGCCTACCGGGAAAGGGCGAGATGGGCGAAAGGCCTCTCTGGGAGCAGAACGTCCTGAGAGCGCACAACAGGTCTAAAGAAGCTTGGGTGAGGACTCTAATCAACCTCGAAAACATCCCCATTGGGGGAGCTTCGATGCTGATGAGAAGGTCTATTGTTGAAGATATCGGTGTTTTCGATCCTGACATTTTCTACTGTTCAGACCTTGAATGGTTCGTCCGTTTTTTCAAGAAGTATGAGGGTATGGTTCTACCCTTTAGATGGGCGGACGCAGATCAACCCGATACCAGACTCACCGCGCCCAAACCTGATTCAGCGGAGAAGTTCGCCAAAGACGTTCTAAAGGTCAGGAAGAAGCACCAAGTCTCCCTCCCTCCAAAAGAAGGTAAGGTGACTGTGGGGATTCCGGTCTTCAACATGGCTAAGTTCATCCCACAGGCTATTGATTCTGTCCTGAACCAGATCTTCAAGAATGTAGAGATTCTAGTCCTTGATGATGCTTCTACCGACAATCTGGCCGAAGTCCTCACGCCTTATGCAGACAAGATCAAATACTTCAAGTTCGACGAGAACAGAGGGACAATAAAGGCTATTAACCAGATGGCCTCTCTAGCAACTGGGGAATTCTATGTCTCCCTAGCTGCTGATGACTTGATCGAGCCGAACTATCTGGAAAAGGCTCTAATCGAATTCAAGAATGACCCTTGGTTAGAATTTGTCGCCTCACAGACCGATTTCATCGGGGAGAATGGTAATACATATGCAGAGGATCATCCCTTTAAGACGATTCCCAAGGCGGCTAATAAGCCTAGGGAACAATGGTTGCACCATATGTATTATGGGAATGTCTATTTCGGCGTGGGGATGTATCGGACCAAGACCTTAAAACAGGTCGGGGGTTGGGGAGAGCATGGGGTTCTAACCGATTATGAGATGTATCTCAAACTCCTACAGAGAGAGAACATCAAGATCATCGAAGAACCCCTAACCCATACCCGGATTCATGGTGAGAACAAGAGCCTTCTAAAGCCGGAGGAAGCGAAGAAACTCCGGCAGAGATATCACGATGCGAGGATTCCCTACTACCAACCTAGACTGAAAGTAGTTATTGCGACTCCGTTTTATGAGATGAGGGGATTCAGTCCCTATATTCAGAGTCTTTACTATACTTGTAAGCTACTCACCCAGCTTGGTATAGAGCATGAATGGTGGGAACTCTCTGGAGATTCGTATGTGGATCGGGCTAAGAATACGATCACCAACAAATTTCTAGAAGACCCGGACGCTACAGATTTGTTCATCATCGACTCTGATATGCAATGGAATCCTGATGCGATTGTGAAAGTCCTCCAACTACCGGAGCAGATTGTGATGGGGTCTTATCCTCAGAAAAACTCCTGGGAGAAGTGGACTTCAATCCCGACTCTCAAAGAGGAGAATGGAAAACTGCACCCTATTGGCAGAGTCCTCCCAGATGGGACGGCCTTGATCCAAGCCGAGTATGTCTCAGGTGGATTCATCAGGATGAAAAGGGACTGTCTCCAGAAATACAAAGATGGGTACAAGGATTTGATCTATGTCGATCCCTCAGCAGACCCTTCTTGTCAGGATAGAGTCTATACAGAGTTCTACACTTGTGAGCTTAAAGATGGTCTCAGGTGGGGTGAAGATCGAGTCTTTGGAAAGCGAATGAAAGCTCTAGGGATTGAGTCTTTCATCTATCCCAATATCCATTTCGGACATTATGGTATCAAGGGCTGGCATGGGAACTACGATACCTT